CTGTTTCGGATACTGAAATTGGTGCGGATGGCACGGTGATGGTGCCTTTCCGCTGCACAAGCACTGGGCCGGACGGCAACGTGGCTGCGGGGACGATCACAACCATCACAAATCCTGGATCGGTCGCAGGTATCACGGCGGTGACAAACCCGGCGGCTTTTACTGGCGGTAGAGAACGTGAAACGGATGAAGAATTCCGCGACCGTTACTATGCCAGCGTGGACTATGCTGGTGGCGTGAACGCGGACAGCATCCGTGCCGCCCTGCTCCAGAATGTTGATGGCATTATGGAAGCAAAGGTGTTTGAAAATGATACTGACGATGTGGATGACTACGGCCTGCCGCCGCACAGCATTGAAGCTGTTGTTTACGGCGGTCTGGACAGCGACATTGCGCAGATCATTTACAAAGAACTGGGTGCCGGCATACAGACGACCGGCCAGAAAGTGGTTGAGGTTATCACCGCTTCCGGAGCAACAAAGGCAATTCACTTCAACCGGCCGCACCCGGTACCTGTCTATGTGAAAGTGGTCGGGCTGTCTACCAGCGGGGACTTCCCCCATGATGGAGTAGACCAGCTCAGAGCGGCTATTGTCGCATACATCGGCGACAACGAAAGCGGCGGGGTGAGCATCGGCGAAACTTTGTATCACCAGCGGCTTCCGGCGGTGCTGTACAAGGTTCCCGGTGTTTTGGATTTCGATGTACTGATCGGTACGGATGCGGAAAATCTTCAGGCGGATAACATCCCGGTGGATAGCCGCTCCAAGGTTGTCACGGATGATGGGATGGTGACCATCGATGCGTGAATACGGCTATCTTGAAAAGATGCTGGACATGCTGACAGATCCATATACCCACCGGGATCTACAGAATGTCCGAAAAAACCGTAAGCTGGAAACGAACATCGGAAAACTGTTTTCCCTGCTGTCAGATGGCTTTGAGGTCATCCATAAAAATGCCGAACTGGTTCGGCTGTGGGATGACCTTGAAAATGCTGAGGGCGCAGTCCTTGACCGCTATGGAGCCAACTTTGGTGTACAGCGCGGTGCAGCAAGTGATGCCCTCTACCGAATTTTAATCCGGGTCAAGATGCTGGCACAGCTTTCCGGCGGCGATGGTGATACCGTCATCCGGGCAGCGGGGGAGCTGCTGGGTGTTCAGTTTTCGGATATTGAGTTGCAGGACGTGTACCCTGCAAAGGTCGCACTGTATGTGGATCAGAGCTTGCTTTCTGAGGAACGGCTGGCGCTGATAGATCAGATTGCAGTTGCCCTCAAGCGTATTCTGACCGCCGGTGTTGGCCTACGCCTGTATCTGCGGACCTACCGCACATACCGCTATGACCTGAACATTGGTCACGGCGCAATGGTAAATGTGGTTCGCTGGCTTCCTCCCGTTTCACAGGACCGCAGCAGCCGGGCAGATTTCAAAATCGGCCACGGCGGCTTTACCGAAGCTGATTTCTATCCGCCGATTGTTGGAAAAGACCGGCTGTTTGAAAGCCGCTTTGAAACATCAAGAGGAACCTATCTGCCGCCTGTGATCGAGGGCGTATACCCTGACACTGTGCAGACGGCCACCATGGCGCATGAGGGCGTGCGTGGCGCTGTTTACCATACACACCTCAAGCCCAGAAGAATTGATTAAGGAGAGAGCTTATGGCGAAATATGAAGACGGCAGCTATGGGTCTGCCGCCGGCATTGCCCTGATCGCAAAGGTTCTTGCTGGCCGCTGTGCGATGAAATACACGCGGGTGGCCGTGGGCAAGGGCAATATCCCGGACGACAAGACCCCGAAAACCATGACGGAGCCTGCCGATTATGTCATGGATGCCGTGATTGCGGGCATCACCAACCCGGTGGATGGTGAGTGTCAGGTCACGGTACAGATCAATTCGGCAAATGTGGACAAGGGCTTCTACTGCACGGCGGTTGTCCTTTATGCAGAAGACCCCGATGAGGGAGAAGTCCCTTATACCTATCTCGTGCTGGAAAATGAACCTGAATGGATCCGCCCGGCAAGTTCGATTGTGGGCAAGCTGGCAACCATTGACCTGATTGCCGCCGTTGGTGATGTTGATACCGTGACGGCAGCAATCGACCCGGAAGCCATTGCAACGGTGGCGGCAGTAAATGACCTGCTCCAGCGGCACAATGAAGACCCAGAAGCTCATGCCGGCATCATCATGGATGCAGTGGGTTCCGCCATGAAGAAGCTGGAGGAGTCCGGTCAGATCATGGATCAGAAGACTGTTGAGACTATGATTCGCAAGGAGATTGCGGAACATGGCAGCGGTGGGTACTACGGTACATACTTTCTGACGTTGGCTGCATCGGGCTGGGAACAGGCTGATGAAGAAAGCCCGGACTACAGCTATATCTATACCGCAGAACTTCCCGACAGTACGAGCGCCCTCATTCCGAGCGGCGCACCTCTGCTTGGAAGTTTTCATATTGCCGAAGATGCGGGTGTCGTGAACGGATGCGAAACCGGGGATGGAGTGGTGAAGTTCTACTCCAAGGAAATCCCCGCCGCAGACATTTCCACTTGCATCATTCTGTTTGGCAAGGGAGGGGGTGGAGAGAGTGACTTGACCGTTGCGACCCGCGAACAGCTGGGACACGTTAAGATTGGTAACGGAATCGAAGTGACCGAAGACGGCACGATTTCGGCCAATGCAAAGGTGTCCGAGGATCAGATTGCAACTTCGGATGATACTTCCGAAATGCTGAAAGAAATTTATGGTGAGTAAATCACCGAAAAAACAGGAGGATAACTATTATGGCTTACAATGGAAAACATCTGGCAAAACTGGACGACCTGAAGGCACTGGGCACCAAGCAGAAAGAGGTTGCTGATGCTCTGGCGGCGCGTGTTGATACTCTGGAGAATGTTGGTTCTCAGGCCAACGTCCTTGAGGGGGTCAAGGTGAACGGCACTGCGCTGTCTATCGCCAATAAGATGGTTGACATCCTGATCGCCACCGGCTCCAAGAACGGTAGTATTTCCGTGAACGGTGCTGATGTTGCAATCAAGGGGCTGGCCGCTCTGGCTTTCAAGGCAAATGTTTCTCAGTCGGATCTCGATGAAGCTCTGGCGGCAATTCTGGAGGGCAAGGCTGACAAGGCAACTACTCTGGACGGTTACGGCATTACCAATGCCTACACCAAGGATGAGATCAACGCCAAGATCAGCGCTGTCTACAAGCCTGCTGGCGCTGTGGCCTTTGCTGAACTGCCCTCTCTGTCTGAGAGCATTCTGGGCAATGTGTACAATGTCACCGATGCTTTCACCACTACCGCGAACTTCGTTGAGGGTGCAGGCAACAAATATCCCAAGGGCACCAATGTCGTGGTGGTCAAGGTCGGCGATGCCTACAAGTATGATGTGCTGGCCGGTTTCGTTGACCTGTCCGGCTATGTGGAGAAAGAAGCGGGCAAGGGCCTGTCTGACGAGAACTTCACTGCGGCTCTCAAGGATAAGCTGGATGGCATTGCGGCTGGCGCAAACAAGTATGTCCATCCCACCCACACCGCTGCTGCAAGCGGCTTGTACAAGACCACCGTGGATGAAGAGGGCCATGTGACCGCCACCACTCCTGTGACCAAGGATGACATCACCAATCTGGGCATCCCTGCGAAGGATACCACCTATGGCAATGCTACTGCCGCAGCTGACGGTCTGATGGCCGCTGCCGACAAGAGCAAGCTGGATGGCATGAGCATTGCCACCGACAGCGAGGTTTCTGAAATGCTGGCCGAGGTCTACGGCGAGTAAGTTCATAAGCATGGATAGCGGCGGGGATGTCCCGCCGCTTCCTTTTTTCGGGAGGTGATCCTATTGAGCGAAAAGCTCACGACCCTTTCCCAGCTTCGGGCGGTGTCCCAGAAGTCAAAAGATCGGGCGGCACAGGTGGCTGATACCGCGGCCGCTGCTTTGGATGAAATGGATGAAGTAAAAGCGGATAAAACGGAGTTCGTTTCTTTTTCTATCCCTGCAACTGGCTGGAAAACTGACAGCAGTGTTCCCGGCTATACGAACTACATCGACATTGCAATCAGCGGCTTAACGGCGGCTGACTATGTGGCGGTGGATGTTGTCCCGGCGAGCAGC